TAATGCTGAACCAACTACTCCGCCAATTCCTGGTGCTATCATATTACCAGCAATGTTACCAAGTGCTGAACCAGCCGCGCCGCCTACTCCGCCACCGCCTGCTAGTGCGCCTAATGCTCCACCTACTGGACCGCCTGTTAATGCAGAACCTGCCGCTGATCCTACTCCAGTGCTTAATGCACCTGCTTTAAGATCTTGATCTCCTGGAACATCATCTTTACCTGGAATCTTTGGATCATCGTCCATTGCTCCCATTGCTTTCATATGCTTTTCCATATCCATTCTTGGACTTAGTGGCATATCACTTACTTTTTGTGGCTCCATTCCAGCATTACGCATCATTGCCATAAGCTGACCAACTTGACCAGCGTCATCAGCTGTCATAGAAATATTCATTGAAGCCGCTTCATCTAGTTTTTGTTTTTTGCTAGGTGCTTCTATAGCATCCATTTTAGCAATCATGTCTTTTATGTTCATTATTTGCTCCCTACTGGTGATACAGTATTTTCTTTATCGGTAATATCTTTAGTATCACCTGGCTTAACATCTTGTAACGGATCAGATTCTCTTTCTGATCTAGCTGTTTCAAGTTCTTTTAGTAATGACATAACACGGTTTGATCCAACTTGCTCTTGTGCTTTAGGATCAGACTGTCCCATGTCTTCTGTTTCTAATTTTGTTTGGTAAGGACCTTCGTCTTTAATGTTTTGGTACATTTCTTGTGGTTCATTTTTATTACGTACAATTAAGTTATCTCTGCTACAATCACAACACTGTGCAATATATTCTGCAAGTACTTGAGGTGTAGTTGGATAATTTAGTCCTACTTCATAATATGTAACTTCACAATTACTAAGTTGAGGGAAATCTAACGGGCGTTCTTGGATCGGAGTTTTCTTTCCTGCACTCATAGACGCTACACTGTAACGCTTAAGGCATGTTTCTAACTGATCAGCAAATCCTTCCGGACATTCGCCTGCTACACCAATGTTAAATTCGTATATTTTTTTCGCTTCTGCTAAGTATTTTTCAAACATGTTTTTCGTCCTTATAAATTATTTATCCATATTCTTGAGTTTTTCGAGTAGACTATTGCGATCTGTAACTATATAACCTTCGCCCTGTACTAGTTCATCGTCTGGTTTTCCAGTTTTATCCATCTTCTCTTTTTTAAGTTGTAACTCAATCATTTTAAGTTTTTTGTCCATTTTTGCCACTTTAGCATCAAGAGACGTCTTAAGCATACCACCAGCTACTTCAAATACTCTGCCACTGTATCTACTTTCTACATTCATGCCCAAATCCATTAGATCATCATATGCATCTAATGCTTTTTCAGCAATATCGTTAAGTTCTTTATCCGCCATTTCTCCTAAACCTTTTACAGCTGGAAGTGCGGCCGCAATTTTGTCAAACTCTGCTATATCTCTTAGCGTTTCGTTTTGCTGTTCTATAACTTCTTTTTTATCACGTTTCTTATCTTGCTTTATGATCTCTTTACTATCTGGTAAATCAAGAAGTTCTTCTAATTTTTTGGTCATTTTATACTCTCATTAACTGCTACTATTATTTATCGTTTTCCTTGATGGAACATATCCTTTTCTGTAACAACTCTGAAACTGAGTCCTTTTGATTTACAGTATGCTCTAGCGGCTTCCCACTTAGCCATATTTAGTGCGACATGTGCCTGATTATGTCTAGATTTTCCAGCAGTTTCCATAGTTACTTGATTATCAGGTTTTACTTCTATAAGTTCAACCATATTTTTGCCTTTTTTAGTTTTATATTGTATAAAAAAATCAGGAACATATATAGTTGCTTTACCTGTCAATGGATTTCTATAAGGAATTTTTATTGCTTCACTTGCCCATGCTTGTATAGCAGGATTTTCATCACAAAATTTCATAAATGCAAATTCCCAACTACTTCGGTATGTTGGTGTTTTGCGTCCTACATATTTTTGTGGATGTTTAAGTTCGAACTTTCCTTGTGCAAAACGTGCCATGGGTTACCCCATTATGTTTCTTGACTCTAACGGTGTTTCAGTATTTTTAACTCTGAATCCTAATGTACTAACTTTTTGTCTATTAAAGTTTAAAACAGTAGCTACAGTAAAACTTAGTTGTAATTTATCTAAACTTTTTAATGTATCTAATAATTCAAAAACTTTAATACCGTCAAGTTTTGCTTGTTTCATTAAAATAGCACCTGTTGATTGTGCCGCAGGTCTATCAAAACCTTTTGATTCTAAAAAACCAATAACAGCATCTACTTCATTAGCCGGGTATGCAAGTTGTTTTTGATAAAAAGTATTGAAATATCTTTTTACTTTACTTGCACTTGAACTATCTTTTTTTACAGGCAAATTTAATTGTACTTTATCCATTATGTTACTTCTCCTGCTGGTGCTCTAGGACCACTTGTTGAATTAGCACTTGCACTACTTGTCTTTGAAGTTGAAGCACCACTATTCATAAAATCACCTACTAGTTTTCCGCCTCCAACTACTGCGGCCGCTGTTGCTATAGTTGCAAGACCACCGCCACCACCGCCGTTTGGTGTAATTACACCTGCTACTCCACTTACATCAATACCTGTTGTTTTACCAATTGTATCGATTGCACTACCTAGCAATTCTCCGCCAATTCCGCCTTGTGTTAAGTTTCCTGCATTTTTAATTGTGTTAGCCGCTGTCAATACAGTTCCAAATGTTACTCCGTCATTTGAAATATCTCCAAGAACACTCATACCACCTGCAAGTACTCCACCCACACCTAGTAAACTAGATGCGCCACCGCCCATTAATGAATTTGGACTTGGTGTTTTATCATAGTGTTCTTCTCCAAATCCTTTAGGTCCACCTTTGCCTACAGTTCCTCTGCTGTAATGTACTGTTTCATAATCAAGTGTCATTGTATTTGATACAGTATCACTCACGCTGTTGTCCATAGTGTCATGTTGCCAACCGGCTATAATAGGATTGATTAATGTAAATGATGTATAACTTTTTCTTGCCATCTGTGAAATTGTAATACTATCAAAGAAAGGCATACCGCTATCATTATCTAAACCATATCTAAATTGCTTTTCATTAAATTGGCTACCTCTATTATATGCTTCAATAGATGCACCCGTTTCTGGTGCTCCAGCTGGTTGCACTGCGGCATAGTTTCCGTCTCTATAATAGTATCTATAATATGCTTCCCACATAGCAGTAGTAACACCGAAATTATCATCATGAAATGTAATATTAACAGGCTGATAATCAATACGCTTTTGTACTACTCTTTTTCTATTGTATTGATGTTTTACATCTGTTTGAATATTGTATGCAGGTAATTGAGCAGACTTAACAAGCATGTTAAGTTCGTTCATATGTTTTTCTCTTAGCTGGGGTATAACAGCCGCCGCTTGTGAATTTATATTAAAAGTTACATGATATAGAAACTTTACTTTTGGTGTAAGTCTATGATTATCATCTACATAAAGTCTAGCCGCGTGTTGATAGTCAGCAAGGTTACCTTTAGGGTTTAGTGCCCCTGATACTACATTGTCTAAGAATCCATTTAAAAAGCTCGCCATACTAATATTTAGCCAATTTAATTATGTGGGTAGATAATTTAGTCATAAAAAAAGGGCCCGTAGGCCCTTTTTATTTAATTTATAATTGCTTAGATAGAACCACCGCCTGTGATTGCAGTATTAATTGTTCTTCCTACTGCTGTTCCTAGGCCTGTTCCTTGTGGTGTTTGGATTGCATTGTCGTATCTAACTGTTAACGCTACTGTTACAACTTCTGAAGTTGCATAGTTTAATGTGTTATAGTTAGTTCCTTCCAAGTAACAACCGTATAGTTCAAATGTTTCTAATACTGTTGCCGCATTTGCTCCGTTACCACCGTCTAGTATTTCAATTCTAGTAACAAACTTGTAGTCTGCACCACTTGCCGCACTTGACTGCTCAAAGAAATCAAATTGTTTCTGAAGTTGTTCACCAACCATTTTCTGTACGTTGTTGCTAACATCTTCACGCAAGTTAATTGTAATTGGTTCCCAAGTATGCTTACCAGCAAGATAAACTCTGGAGTTATAAATATCAACCGTCATTTGATCAAAACTAACGCTAGGTCTTGTTACGTCCATAACTTGTTTTGTTAGCTCTGTTGACGGACTTGATACACCAAAATTTTCTAAGCTCACTCTAAAGCGATACTGAAGTTTGGGCATTAACAAACCCTGATTAGATGCACTTGCGTTACTATCTAAAGGTACTGTTAATTTTGAAAGTGTTGAAATTGCCATTATTTGCTCCTATTACTTTTATTTATCATATTATAGTCCACTAATTTCGCCAGTGTTTTTAAGTCTAAGTGGAATGTAAATAAATTCAACAGCTTTGACTGGCTCAATAGCAATATCTAAATATAGCTCGTTTCTATCAATTCTACTTGGAGTATTGTTAGATTCGTCACATACAACTAGGAAGTCATATAATGCTCTTTGAGATACTAGCTCAAGCATTAAACTATCTGCTTGTGCTTTGATTTCATCACGTGTGATTTTATCATTTGGCTCAAAGATATAAGGCTTAGCAAGTTTCTTAAGTTGTGATCTTAAGTAAATTACTAGTCTTGCAACGTTAATTCTATCCAATGCACTTGCGTTCTTTGCTCTTGTTTTTTGACCAAAGTTTACAAGCCCTGCTCCTGTTAAGAATGTAATTGGGTTAATGTTGTTTGAATAAAGTGTATCACGCTGACCTTCGTTCAGTGCAATTGACTTAAATTCGCCTTCTGCATCAACAAATCCTGCGGCACTTGCATTTGTAATTCCACCACGTCTTGTACCTGCTGGTGCAAACCATGGAAACGATACTTGATCGCTTAATGCTAGTGTTCTTAGGATACCGTGACTTGCTGGAACAACAACATTGTTACCTGCATTATCACTTGTAAACAAGCTAGGGTAGAACATACCTAAGTATTCATCTCTTGTTACAGCACCGTTGTCGTTATCTTCAACAGCTAGTGCAACGTTTGATCCCCAGTTATTCAATGTAGTACCATCACTCTTAAGTCTAAATGGACTATCTCCAACGATAAATGCAGTTAATCCTCTATCATTGTTAAGTGCAACCATTTCACCAATTAGTTCTGGATAACTTGGCGCCGCCATTACGTTAAACAATCTTGATTCATCGTCTCTAATATCTTGGTTACTGTTAACCATTGCTTGTAGAGCTTGAATGATTACTTTACGCTGTGCTTTACGTCCAAAGCTACCTGAACCATCAACTTGGTTAGCTGACTCAGTTACCCATCTGTGTGGATAGTATGCCGCCATGCTTACATCGCCCATTCTAATATTTTTCTGTGTTACGTCTACATGGTTACGTACAAATTTCTTAACATTAAATCCACTTCTACGTAAGTTCCATAATAGCATGCCTTTTGGATATAGTGCAGGATCTGGTGCGTCAGTGTCTAAGTGATCACTAACTAACAGTTCTGCAATAGTTCCGCTTGGTGCTACTGTAGCAGTTCCGCCACTTGTACCATAACGTGCATCAGCAAACAAAATGCCATCTTCTGATGTTTGATCGCCTTCGTCTAGTGCAATCCATTTTGCTAAATCTGAATTATATTTGTGTACTTGTGGATATGTTTCTAAGTCTGCTGTAGATACCCAAATGTCACCTGTTACAAGTGCTGAAGAACCGTCTTGTTGTGTAGTTGGTTCTGTTGCACTTACAATTGGTCCTAATGGATCAGCGTTACTGTAAACGTTTTGGTAACCTTTCCATGTAGTACCATCGTGTACCATAATATCAACTTCATCAACAATACTGTTGTACCATAGTGCGCCATCAGTTGTTAATGCTGTTGGAGCATTTGCACTTGCAGTTTGTGTTAGGATTTTCCAGTTTGAAGCATGGAAATCATAAGTTGCATCACCGCTTGGAGCCGCATATAAATTTGCAGTTCCTGCTTTTGTTGAGTAGTTAAATGCTGTAAAGCCAATTAAGCCTAAAGCACCGTTTGTATCTTTAATGTGGATTTCTCCGCCATCGTTATGCTCAATAACAACTCTGTTACTTGCATCAACACTTGCAACAACATTTACAAATCCTGCCGCGTTAATTGCATTTGCAATTAAGTCTGCGTCACTTGCCGCACCAGTTGCTGTAACACTTAGAGCTTGTCCAGTTGACATAGCCGCTTGTCCTACAATACTTTCTGCAATAGTAAAGCCATATGACTGACTGCTTAACTGTGTTGCTACTGCACTTGATACAATCTTAGTTGCTGTTGAACTATTTCTAGCAAAAATTGTAAAGTCAAACTCTTCGTTTTCTGCTTGTGTTGTATGTGCTTGTACATAAAGTTGTCCTAACGCTAGTCCTAATCCGCCACTTGCTTTGTCCATATTAAACAATGCTGTTGCGTGATCAGTGTAAACTGGCGCTGGCTTGTCTTCCCATAACTTAGTAGTACCGTTAAATGCTTTTACTTTCATCTGTACACCTAAGTTAGCGTCTGTAATTTTAAACCAAACACTACCTGTAGGTCTTGTTTTTGTATCAGATGTTTTAAATGCTGGAACTGCTGTGTGTGGAGCAATTTGGAATGCTGGTGAATAATAGTCACCTGCTGTTAGTCCTAGGTCTGCAAGTAATGTACCTGAAGCGCCTGCCGCTATTCTAATTGCACCGTCATCATCTGTAGTTCCGTCAACTGTGTTTGTTCCGTCACCAAATAAGTTTAGTTTGCCATCAACTACACTTGCAGTTACGCCTGTAATACCTGCCGCATTAATAACTGTCGCAAACGCTGATATTGTTGTGTTGTTTGATGTTACAGTTGTACCGTTAATAACAATAGTTTGACCGCTTGTATGAGCACCTGTTGCAGTACCTACTACAGTTGGCCAACTCTTAACCCAATCAGCTGTTCCTACTTTAACCCATGATCCTGAAGAGTTTTTGTAGTATACTTTATTAGTAGTAGTTGTTGTTACTACTGCATAGTCGCCTACTGCACCTACTGATCCTTTTGGAAAACCTGTATTTGATCCACCAACTAGGTTAGTATTATTTGTAATAACGAGTGGAACTTTATTTGTAAATGACTGACCACCAGTATCAGTAATTGGGTTTCCGTTCCATTCGAATATTCCGTATTTTGTAAGTGCTGTGTCAAACCAGTATGTTCCGTTTGCCGGATTTGCCGCTGGTGCATTTGCACTTGGACTTAGTTCGTTAAGATCAACGTCTGCTCTTACAACAAACGCTCTATTGCTAACACCCAAATAGGAGTAAGCCGCTTGTAACCCGTATTCGTTAAGCTCTCCGCCGTTTACTGGATTGTTGCTTGCGTCTGTTTGGAAGTGTGGATCTCCGAACGTGTCTGATAAATCTCTTTGTGATGTAATTAAAAATGGTACACCGGCATTTGCCTTTGTTGTACCTCTTGCTGTACCTGTGCCTGAAGCATTTGCTTTGTCTTGTTTAGACACTACAAAAATCATAGGCGTTGTACCTGGTTCTGCTGGTGTGTAAAAACTCTCGTCTATTACGCTAACTTGTACACCTGGTGATATTAAAGCCATTTAAGTTCTCCTGTTATAACAACTGTTAAAAGTATTTATACGATTTTCAAAAAATATACACAGAAACCACCAAACAAAAGGGGGTAAAAAGGGAAGGTAAATACAATATGCGTCCATTATGTGAATATTGTAAGAAAAGACCTGCCGCTATAAACTATAAAAAAGGCAGTAAAGTATATTATCGTAAACAATGTGAAACATGCCTACACAATGGTAAAGGACATGGTATTCCAAAATGGTACAAAGCAGGTTATAGACAATTAAATTATTGTGAAAAATGTAACTACAAAAGTGACCATAAAGAGCAGTTCAATGTCTATCATGTTGATGGTAACTTAAACAATACTCTGCGTAGTAACCTAAAAACTATATGTGCTAATTGTCAACGTACTATGCAGAAGCAAGGCGTAAAGTGGAAGCAAGGCGACCTTGTACCTGACTTTTAAGATCATCAATAGTACCTTCATTATAGATATTAAAATCAAACTGTGCTTTTGCCCAACGCCATTCACTAGGATGTACATCTGTAGGCTCTAATCCTATATCTTGATATTGTCTAAACCATAAAGGATCAGGACCTCGTTTTACGCACCATACTTTTCCACCCATACCTTTAATAACTTCTACTTCATTTTCAAAGCGAACATCAGGAATAACAAAGTTTGTATCAGGATTGTCAATAATCTTCTTTTTTACAAAACTTACCCATACACCATCATAGAATCCATTACGCATACAGTCTGTTCCAAATTCTTGTAATACTAATCTTGGAGTTACTGATCGTCCTGTTTCTTTTGTCCAAAAATTATCTTCTTGCTCACGCCAAAAACGGCTATCAGGTGTTTCGCCTTCAAGCATATCGCGAGGCCAATCAAACAGTACACTTACTGCATCTTTGAGTTTATCTGCAAATGAAATTTTTTCGAATTTATGTTCTTCCACAAGAACGTCTGCCACCGTACCTTTACCGCTACCGATTAAGCCACAAATTCCAATTATCAAGTTGATCTCCTAATTTATAATGTATAGTATACGTTATAATTTAGCAGTTGTCAAGTGTTTTTTAGCCAATTGTGAAGCCATAGCCGACGCCGCCTGCTACAGCAAGTGATACATCAGCTTCAAGTTTTTCCATTTCTGCTTGTGCTTCAGCTTTTAGTGCATCACCATTTAAGGAAGTTCCGCCCTGTGGACCAGCAACAGTAGCAAATTTACTACGTGCTTCTCCTAGCATATACTTACACTTTGCAAGTGTATAATCTTTAAGCCACTGAATAGCCATATAATCATCTAACAGTTGAAAGTCGGGTCTATGATTATAGCATTGTAGCAATATTTCTTCTTCTGCTCTAGGGCGTTGTAGAAGTTTTAATTCTTTAGTTGCTCTATTCCATTTGAATTCAATAAATGATCCAAACATACGTCCAACTAATTCTTGGTATCCAGCAAAGGCATTATAAGTTGCAAGACCTCCCATATTAGAACTTGCTAAAAGATAGGTATTTGTATATGCTAAATTGAACGGTTCAAATAATGTTCCGCCATCACCGCCGCCTGTGCGTGATCCTATTGATCTACGAAAGATTTTACGTACTTCCATTACTTCGTTTGGTAATACATAATCGTTTTGATCAATTACTGTAGGTAAAAATACATATGATTCTTCAACACTATTTTCGCTACGCTGTCTGAATTTAGTAAACGCTGTATTTAGAGCACTTTCATAGTGATCAGGGTCTAGTTCTACATCAACCATACCTCCACCGAGACTAAGTTCTACGTACTTGTAAATTTCTTGCTTTTTAGTGTTTATGTTTGTAGCCATATATCTTCTCCGTACATTGTATTTATGCGAACGATAAATACTATTACTATGCCAAGACTCAGTTTATACAAACCCGAAAAGGGAAAAGATTACGCCTTTTTAGATAAGACTATAACAGAGATGTTTACCGTTGGTGGTACCGACGTCTTTGTACACAAGTATTTAGGGCCGAAAAATCCCGACGATGCAAGTGCTACTGCGGTTCAACCACAGTATAATGCAGTAAAAGAAACCAATATTCAAGACATGCTGTTTATGGAAAATAGAGATCGTAAGTACGATCCAGATATCTATACAATGCGTGGAATATACAGTGTTTCTGATGTTGATTTTGATATGAGTCAATTTGGTTTATTTCTACAAAACGACATAATTTTTATGACTATACCTATCAATTATAGTGTAAAAACTTTAGGACGTAAAATTATGTCAGGCGATGTTATTGAATTACCGCATCTAAAAGACGAAAATGCACTGAACGATTATACTGTTGCACTCAAACGTTTTTATGTTGTTGAAGATGTCAATCGTGCTAGTGAAGGATTTTCACCTACATGGTATCCACACTTGTATAGAATAAAAATGAAGCAAATAGTTGATAGTCAAGAGTTTAAAGAAATACTTGATTTACCTGCACAAGAAGGAAGTACACAAACATTACGTGATGTACTTTCTACATATGAAAAAGAAATGCAAGTTAATGATGCTATAATTGCACAAGCAGAAGCAGATGCTCCTAAATCAGGTTATGACACTAGTCATTTGTATACATTGCAAGTTGATGATAAAGGTGAACCTGAGCTTGTAACAACAGATGCAACAGATCTTGATGCTAGTACACAAGGAGAACTAGCTGATAGAGTAAATCAAACTCCAGAGCGTGAAGGATATACGGGATATATTATTGGAGATGGATTAGCACCAAACGGAGAAGTATTTGGTAGCGGTATAAGTTTTCCAACAGGCTCTGTAGAGGGAGATTATTTTTTAAGGATAGATATGCTACCAAATAGATTGTTTAGATATGATGGTAAAAGATGGGTTAAAATGGAAGATAATGTACGTATGACAATGACAGGTACAGATAGTAAACAAACACAAAAAGGTACATTCATTAACAATACAAATGAAGCAACAATTGGTGGTGAAACTGTAAAAGAAAGACAAGGATTGAGCCAGGCGTTGAAAGCAAAGGCAGATAATTCATGAGACATAAATTCGCAGGAGTAATATTTTTAGTTTTGGGCATATATTTTTTAAGTAACGATATGGGGCATATGAATCACGGACCTAACTTACTAGGTATAGGTGAAATGACATGGATGTGGTTTACTATGGCGCTTGTACATTTTTTCATTAGAGATTGTAATTGCTCAAAGTGTAAGGGATAATAATGCAACATTTTTATGACGGACAGATTAGACGATATATTACACAGTTAGTAAGACTGTTTAGTAACTTTTCCTACAAAGACGGTGATGGAAAAATAGTCCGTGTACCTGTAATGTATGGTGATATAACTCGTCAAGTTGGTCATATACTAAAAGATAATTCAGAAAACAAAATACCAAGTGCTCCTCGTATGGCAGTTTATATTACAGGATTAGAACAAGATAGATCACGTACATCAGACAGTTCTTTTACAAGTAAAGTACATATTAGAGAACGTGCCTACGACAGCGAAAATAAAGAATATTTAAATACGCAAGGTAAGAATTATACTGTAGAGCGTATTATGCCAAGTCCTTACACACTAACAATAAATTTAGATATTTGGTCAACTAATACTGATCAAAAATTACAAATATTAGAGCAACTATTAATGTTGTTCAATCCAAGTATGGAAATACAAACCACTGATAACTATGTTGATTGGAGTAGTTTAACAAGTGTAGAATTAACATCAACTAATTTTAGTAGTAGGTCAATACCAATTGGTACAGAGTCAGATATTGATGTAGCAACCTTAGGATTTTCAACACCTATCTATATTAATTTACCAGCTAAAGTTAAAAAACTAGGTATTATTACAAATGTTATAATGAGTATTTTTGATGAATCAAATGGCACTATCAATTTAGGAAATAGTCAACCTGAATTAAGAGCATTTAGTGATAGTCCAGAAGAGCGTCCTGCAATGGATAAACAAAAAGATAGAGTAGTCAGAACTGGAATTGATATTGGTGTTACAACTTATAGAGATTACGACTTAGTTGTAATGAATAATATTGCACAAATAGTTGACAAAGGAAAAGCTGGATCAGTAACTTGGACTAAATTAATTGAAGCATTACCTGGACAATATCGAGCAGGTTTATCACAGTTACAATTACAACGTAAATTAATAGAAGGTGAACAATCTAGTATTAGTGTTAATGGTACTGTTACAATAAACACATTAGATGAAAGTCAATTATTAGTTGATTGGGACGTAGATACTATTCCTACTAATACAACATTAAACAGTCCATCAGGTAGAAATAACACAGGATCAATAGATTTTATAATAGATCCTGGCAAATATAATCCTACCACAGCAAAAACACCTGGACTACGATTGCTATTATTAGGTGCAATTAATACAAGTAGTAATGTAGGAGCCGTTGGTTATGATGGTCCAGATGCTTGGAAAAATGCAGACAATACAGACTTTGTTGCAGGTGAAAATGATATTGTAGAATGGGACGGCAGTGCTTGGCATATTGTATTTGATGCTAGTGCAGATCCTGGTACTGAAACAAAATATGTAACCAACCTAAATACCGGCGTACAATACAGATGGACCGGAACAGAATGGATACTTTCATTCGAAGGCGAATACCGAAAAGGAACCTGGCGCCTGGTACTTTAAAATAAGTACTTGCATGAGTCAAGAAATTATTTGTAGTGGTGCATTATTCTATTCAATAAAAACTAAGCGTTTTTTGCTATTACATCGTGCCCAAAGCAAACAAAAAAATGTATGGGGGTTAGTAGGTGGTACTAATGGTAAAAACGAATCACCTTGGCCTGCATTGCAAAGAGAAATACATGAAGAAATAGGTGAAGTTCCTAATATTGTAAAAACTATTCCGTTAGAATCTTTTATAAGCACAGACGATAAGTTTAGTTTTCATACATATCTTGTTATTGTGAAGGAAGAATTTTTACCTAACTTAAATAATGAACATGATGGATATGCTTGGGTAAGTTATGGCAAATGGCCAAAACCTTTACACATGGGATTACGCAATACATTACAAAGTAAAACTAATCAGACAAAGTTTGAGACAGTTTTTAGTCTAATAGGATACTTAGAAAATGAAGCAAATTAAAGATATTACTATTGTAGGTGGCGGATCAGCCGCATGGTTAGCGGCCGCTTATATTAGGAATAATATGTGGGATGTCCCTTTAACAATAATCGATAAAGAAGTAGGTACACCTATCGGAGTAGGTGAAGCAACTGTATTAACCTTTCCTTCTTTTCTTAGAGAATGTGGATTAGCTGTAACTGACTGGTTTAAAGAAATAGATGGAACATACAAATCTGGAATAAACTTTCCAGGTTGGAAGAAACCTGGTAATACTGTATGGCATCCTTTTTATCTTAACAGATCATATATTGAACAAGGAATAACACAATACGATGTTTGGGCAGACCTTGGTAAACGTGATACTTTTCAAGAGTTGGCATTGCCGTCTTATAAAACAAACATAGATAATAAAGTTGATATTCATAATGCATACACAACATTAGCCTATCATATTGATTGTGGTAAAATGGTAAAGCGTTTGCAAGAAATATGTCAAAGAGATATGACTATTTTAAAAAGTGAAGTTGTAAATGTTAATAGAGATAAAGAAGGATATATTGAGAGCTTAGGTCTAGAAAACGGACATCAACATTACTCAGACTTTTATATTGACTGTACTGGCTTTGGCTCAATACTTAAAAAGCCAGATAGAGTTGAGCTATTAGGCGAGGGTAGATTATTTACTAATACTGCTGTTGCAGGACATGTAGAGTACGAAGATATAGAAAAAGAACGTACACCATATGTTAATTGTCCTGCTGTAGATCACGGTTGGATTTGGAAAATTCCAACACAATCACGTATAGGTAGCGGAATGGTTTTTAACAGAGATATTACTGACATTGATACTGCTAAACAATATTTTAGCGATCATTGGAATGGTAGAATTAAACCAGAAAATATGAAAGTTATAAATTGGACTCCTTACTATAGTAAAAACTTTTGGGAAAAGAATGTTGTGTCTATTG